ATGCTGAGAATAGAATTTACAGAGATTCCGATGCGGATGATAATAGATTTTATGCGACTTCCGATTTAGTTACTGGAAATAGATATGTAACTATTCCAGGTGATTTAAGAGTTATACGATATATTCAATTAAGAGATTCTAGTGGCAATCAAGTATTTTTAGAAAAAAGAGATACTTCTTTTATGTCTGAATACTATAACACTCCAGGAACACAATCTGGATTACCTAAATATTATGCTAATTGGGATGCTAATTATTGGGTGGTAGCTCCAACTCCGGATGATACTTACCAAATTACAATGGCTTATATTAAACAACCAACTAGTTTGACAGATTCCAGCGTAAGTGCTATAGGTACTTATGTATCCAACAAATATCAAGATTTACTTTTGTATGGATGTCTGGTAGAAGCATATGGTTATTTGAAAGGTCCTGCAGATATGTTGCAGTTTTACGAAGGATCTTATCAAAGAGCATTGCAATCATATTCTATCGAACAACAAGGTAGAAGACGGAGAGACGAGTGGCAAGATGGGATCATTCGTACTCCTTTAAAATCGGAATCCCCATCAAAATACTAAGGAGAAATAAATATGGCAAACATAGTACCTGACTCTTTTAAAACAGATCTTTTAAAAGGAACTTTCAATTTTGATTCTGGAGGTGACACTTTTAAAATAGCTTTATTTACATCATTAGCAGGTTTCAGTACTAGTACTACTACTTACACAGGAGCAGCAAACGAAGTTGCATCTGGAGGTGGTTATACTACTGGTGGAGAAACTTTAAGTAATACAGGTGTAAATGTAGGAAGTAACATTGCTTACTTAGACTTTGGTGATGCAACATGGACATCAGCAAGTATTACTGCAGTTGGAGCTTTGATTTACAAAAGTAGTGCCGGTAATGAAGCTGTATTAGTTTTGGATTTTGGCGGAACTAAAATATCAACAGATGGAGATTTTGTTGTTGTATTCCCTGCTAACGATTCATCTAATGCTATCATTAGATTAGGCGACGCGTAATAAAATAATTGGATAGTAGAAATGGCTTTTATACTTAACGACAGAGTTAAGGAAACAACCACAACTACTGGAACAGGAAATATTTCATTAGCGGGTGCAGTCACCGGTTATGAAACTTTTGCAAGTGGAATAGGAGATACAAATTCTACTTATTATGCAATATCCAGTAGTGGAAGTTCCGAGTTTGAAGTAGGAATTGGAAGTATAACCGCAGGTGCGCCTGATACACTTTCAAGAGATTCTGTAATATCTTCATCTAATTCTGATAGTTTAGTTAACTTTTCTGCTGGAACAAAAGATATTTTTTGTACGCTTCCTGCAACTAGAATTCCATCACCAGTTATGGTGGCTCAAGATTTTGTGAATACTCACAATTCGACTATTTCTCAAGATCAAACAATGGATTCTGGAGTATTAGCAGGGCCAGTTGATATAACAGGTACTTTAGGTATTACAGGTAAATTAATTATATTGAATTAGTATCTATAATGTAGTATTAAAACATAAGGTTAAAATATGAGTGAAATTAAAGTAAATAAGGTAAGTCCACAATCAGGAACTAGTTTTACACTAGGAGATAGTGGTGATACTTTTACTGTACCTTCTGGTGCTACATTAGACATATCTAATGCTACTGTTAGTTATCCAGCAGGCACTAATTTTAATACTGATTGGCAACCTAAAAAAACTGGTACCTTTGCTTCTGAAGCAGGAAAAGGATACTTTGTAGATACAACCAGTATTTCAATATCTACTACACTACCTGCGTCTCCTAGTTTAGGAGATACAATATCATATATAGATTATGCCGGAACTTTTGATACAAACGCATTAGAAATTAATCCGTTTGGAAAAAAAATAAATGGACAAACAGGAAATTTTTTCGTCAACACTGAAAGAGCTGGTTTTAGTCTTGTCTTTGTAGACGATACACAAGGTTGGTTAATAAAGGATAAATAATGGCACATAAAAATTATAATTACATATTAGCTGAAAATTGGGGAAAAGATTTTATTGAATTTGATGATAGAAGAAATTTTGAAATAAGACAATATCCAGGAAATATTTATAAAGTTCCTGCTCACAATAAAAAAGCTAACGCATGGATCAATGAAGTTTTAGGAACTATTAAAACAAAAGATGAAGCTGAAACTATTGTAAATGCTGAGATTCAAAATTATCAAACAGATTGGGATAATGACAATATTGATGGAGAAACAACAGAACAAAAAAATACTAGAATTGGTGAAAGACCTATGCTAGAAACATTAGAGGAGTAAAAAATGTCAAATTACGAAACTGAAAAAGGACAAACGGTTATAGCAACAGCTTCTGATCCTGCTAACCCAACTGAAGGGCAAATTTGGTATAATAGTACTTCAGCAACTGCAAAAGTTAGAACTTATGTTACTCCAGCTTGGGCTAGTGGCGGAGATTTAAATGTTGGAAGAAGAGGCGCTAAAGGTAACGGAGTAAGAACAGCAGCTTTACACGTTGGAGGATTTAATCCAGGTTTTTTTGCAAATGGTAAAACAGAATCTTATGATGGAACAGCTTTTACAGCAGAAAATGATCAAGTTAATCCTTCAGGTCCTCTAGGGGGATCTTTTAGTCAAGCACCTCAAGGAACTGCAGTTAGCTTTGGAGCACAACCGGGTCCAAATTCAAAACAAACTCAATTATGGGATGGTGCTTGTTGGGCTTTAGGTAATAACATGCAAGTTGGAGTTCAAAAATCATGGGGTATGGGAACTAGAGATGCAGGTTTAGCAGCTGGAGGTTTTTCTTATGATGGAGTAAATCCTGGAGCTGGTAATTATTCACAAGAATACGACGGAACTTCTTGGGCAAATGGAAATACTATGGGGACACATGTAAACAGTCATGCAGGAGGTGGATCTCAAACAGCCGCTTGGGTTGCAGGATATGTTACAAACGTTTTTGAATATGATGGAACTTGTTGGTCAAATGTACCAGGCGTAGGGCCTAATCAACAAGGAATGGGAGGAGCAGGTCCTCAAACTGACGGACTTGTTTTCGGCGGACAACCTGCTATTACTACAACATCATTTTATGATGGAACTTCTTTTACTACAGGTCCAACTATGAGTTTAGCAAGATCAAATGGTGGCGCTGCATCAGGGACAGGTCAAGGTTCTGCTTTAGCAGTCGGAAATGGTCCAAATGTTGTTACTACAGAAGAATTAGATGGAGGATTTCAAACTCAAACTATAACTTCTTCATAGTAAATAAAATAATAAGAAAGATTTAAATGTCAGATTTAATTGTAAAAAAAGAAACCAAACAGGTTTTAGAAAATGAATATCGTTATTTAGAAGATGTTCTAGATAAAGATGATTTAGAATGTTTTAAACAATTGACACCGGAATTAAAAGATACTTGGAGTAAAAAACAATTATTTAGAACTGAAACAGAAATGAGAGTTTCTGTATTAAATGATTATAAATTTCCAACAAAAGCATCTAAGTATTGGCAATGTGTTAGAGAACAAGATGTTCATTTAGATTGTTTATTATCTCTTTCTATAGATAATAGAAAAAATGACGTAAAAATAAAAAAACTACAAAAAAGCATTGAAGAATGTAAAGATGAGTTAGATAAAGAATTATTAAAAATTGAATTAGATGAAAGAATATTAGATTATGCTAGAGTTAAAAATACTGCAAGACATAGAATAAGAGAAATACGATTATGGTCTAAATTAAAAGAAGAATTAGATGATGGAACTTTTGATACAAAAAATCCTGATACACATAAACGAGAAAGTTTAAAATCAATTATAAATAATAGAGTTAAATCTTTTACACCAGGAACGAGTATGCCAGAAATTTTTAATACTTTAGCTTTACAAGATACTTATGACAAAGTAATAAAAGAAAATCAAATTAAAAATTATGATCAAGAAAGAGAAAAACTACTTAGTCAAAAAAGTAAAACTGAGTGATTGTTTTTTACGAAATAAAAAAATAAATATAAAAGCTCAAAAACAAACAGATCTCTATAAACAGG